CAAATCAAGCCATTTGGATAATATTGTAATCTTAAAAATTCGAATGTTTCATATGATGTCATTTGCTTCGTCAGTTGTATAGAATATCCACATGCCAACATTTCTTCATTGAATATTGTGGAAGCTTCAATAGTTGAGAACACATGATATGAATCATCTCCACAAACTTCCATTAGTCTATAATCGTAATTCAAATATGGATAAAGTGAATTTAAAGACTTATACATTATCTTAGTATAAAGATAATTTAGTATATTGTTCATATAAGAGGTGTATCTAACTCCACTAGGTAAACCAGCTTTCCATTGATATTTAATACCATTTCTATAAGTATACGTGTTAGACACACTGTTAATAACCCAAGTTGCAATATTGACATATTTTTTTCTAGTCTCATCATTCTCTATAGTTGAACTAACTTTTTCAAAAGTATGTCTTAAAACACATTGCATATCTTCAAAAGTGTGTTGTGCATTGAAATCTTCGAAGTCAAATGAGTTAATACATCCTTTTGAAAACTTCTCCAACCTCTTAGAATATCTAGAAATATTTGCAAATCCATCTAAATTCATAAATATATTTTCATTCCCTATATTAGTTTCAATTGGCATAAACAAGTAAGCACAACAAATATAATGTAAAAATGTTGTTTGATAGATAGATCTAGCTTTTGTTTGTTCTTGTATTTTCTGATGTCCTTTAGTCTTTAATCTGACTTTACAATTAGTGATATCATTCATTTTCGCTTTATAAAGTTCATAAGCTGCTGTCAGTCCAGTAGTTCTTTTATTTAAATTTATATCTTTCGAGATAGCATTAAGTTCATCTTGATATCTTTTGTTGTCGCTTTCTTTAAATTCATCGTAATATGAACCACCTACAACTATTAGATAATAATTCTCAAAAAATTCTTCTATTGTTAAAACTTTGTCAACTCGTGTGTGACTCAACAAATCACTCATTTCAATATTTAACTTAGTTAAATATATTTGATTGGTTTTAATAGAACAGTCTTCACTATAAGCCAACTTTTTATTACATAAATCTCCATTAACACGTTTTTCTAATTCAGTTGACCAATCCAAACTTTCATCAGTCCTACCGTTCAACGCCTGCTTATACATAAGTTTTGCTCTTTTCAAACTGTCAGTAGACAAACTTAAATTACTTTTTCCAGTTCTTAAGAATTCATGATCATCTTTAAGCAATGTTATAAAATTTTCACTTGTTACATTTGTTAATATATATAACCAATTATCATAACTATCAGTAATAGTTGTTAAAAGTGATAATATAAAACAAGTTAATCGTACTTCTCTGGAACCTTTCAATATGGTAATTATTATTGAAAAAAGATATCTAATTGACTTATTTCTGCAAAAATCTTTTATCAAATCCACCAACTGAACTCTTACTTTATCATTACCATACATTAGATTGTTATTAATGAAAGAAGTAAGAATTAGGGTTGGTGGATCATCAAGATTATCTATATAAGTTCCATTTTTTGTATTGGAATAATAAAATTTATAAAACATATATTGAGAAGGTTTAGTTATTATTCTTGTTAACTCTTCAAAGATACTG